GATTTCAATGTCATCCTCCTGTTCTTCAAGACAAACCTTGTCTCTTTTAACCAACAAGGGAAAAACTTCGTCTAATTTATCGCAAGCGTCCATTAGACACAGATCTTCACAAGAAGAATAAAGCGCTTCCCACTGACTAACTGTAATAGAAGTGCTTGTTTTTGCCTTAGACTTTGGTGCGGAGGGTAATGAAACCCCTTTAAAAAAGTCAAAGACTACCGGTAGAGCAATTAAAGCTCCAATTCCAATTATTATTAATTGTAGTGTACTAAGCTCACCCATTTTAAATTCCTATTATTTGGTTTCGCGTACAGTATCGCCAATAACCCAAGCTGCAACAATAGTGATAACACCAAGTAGTTGCTCTTGATTAAGCTCTACTCCGAAAGCATCCGAAGCAACGACTGCGACAAGACCAACAGCAGATGCCCAAAACCTACGTGATTTTGCCAACGATTTCAACTTATCCATTTTTTTTTCTCCAATAAGAATTACTTTCTAAAAAAGATGCCCCGCCTTTGAGGGACATAAACTTTACTACTATCTTCACAATCATCGCCGGAAGTCGGCTTTGAATGATAAGGACAGTCTGTAGTGTGACCATCCCCTTGTTTTATCTTACCAGTTCCTTTGCATATACACTTTTCTGGATCTGGATCTGGACCCACAGGGTCGTCGTCTGGAACAATTCCTAACACGCTTGTTTCAGCATCCGTAAAAGCCTGTTCAGTACGATCAATTATAGGCTGAATATTGCTTAATGTCAACCCTTCTTTTGGCTCTCTTTGAAAATAAATAAAACCAAATATTACAATCGCCCCAATTACCGCCTTTTGTTGTGTAGTCATTAGAATACCTCGTTGATTGTCCAATCTATTTTTCTAGCAGGGAATCCATCCACATCGCTGAAAACCCAAGCGCCACCACCCGACAACATACCTCTAGCATCCTTTTCCCTGATCCAAAAACTACCTTCTGGCTGATCGTGAACCCTTGGTCCACTATTCCACTTGCCCCAGCTATTTTGAACCAGAAACAAGGTTTCTTTTATTCTTTCATGTGTATCATCACAAGCAATCCAAGCCATAGCGTGATTCCAACCACTAGACCTTTTAGCGATACCATTGCTATCCCTCCTAGAAGAAAAGCCGTACCCAGAACATACAGAAAGAGCATAGCCGTTAGCCAACGCATCTCTAGCTTCCTCCACTGTTCTGATGTTAGATATAGTTTTAACTTGGTGCTTTCGCGCCTCTGTTTTATACACATCATTTGGTATTTTCTTTCTTGCGCCTAAGCTAGAATTATATTTAGATAAATCTACATCTCCATAATCTTTTCTGACCAAGATGCCTCCATTCTGATGGACATACCTAGCAGCACCGGAACAGGTCATACCCTGTCCCATGTGGCTTCTTGATTGATATATCGCCTCTGTTGCTCCGCGAGCCATAAAATCTTCTCTGTCTCCATTTTTTATTTCTACAGCGCGAGTAATATCTACAGCATTTCTTGTGGAGTGAGAAACGCAATCGCCTGTAGTTTGTCTTTCTGCTGGACCAAATCCGAGATCAAATTCTAACAGAGCCTTAAATGGCAGGCTTATTTTACCTTCGCCAGATTTTGACAGATGATGTGCGGCAGCACCAAATACAGGAGTAGGAAGCTCACCCAAAAGCTGTGCCGTATCTTCTGCATCACAAATACTACCAACAAAACCATCTTTGTAAAGATTTAATATTTTTCTCGGTGTGCTAAAATCATAATCCATTTATCAACTCCTGTGCTGAATTTTTCCAGCTAAATTGTTTTCCGGTTTCTATACCATTTTCATTAAGGGTAAGTTGCCCGTCTTGTTTTAACGTATGAACATCTCTCATATACTCTATTGTAGCGTCTTTCTGGTCTTGGGCAATTTCTGCCCACATTCCACACCGACCATCGAAAAACACACCATCAAAAGCCGTTTCTAGATTGTCAATATTTATCAACCTTGAATTTACTGGTGTGCAAAATTCTGTATGCGCAGAGTAATTGGTTGCAATAACATGTTTACCCATAGCCATCATTTCCAATAGTTCAAGATTCCAACCTTCCGCCCTTGAGGGAAATACACCACAATCGGCTTGCCTCATAATGCTCATTACATCCTGATGAGTTTTCTGCCTTGGTATAATTCTTATTTTGCTTCCTAGCTTAGAATTTTTATAGAGGTCTTGCCAATTCTTATTTCCCTCTCCTATAAATGGATTATCACACATCATCCATAATTCTACATCATCATTCTCAGAAAAGGATTCGTTGAAGCATTCTAGAAGTATATCGTGACCTTTTCTTTTTTCCCACTTACCGCAGTTAAAAAATACAGTAGACTTTCTTCCTGAAACGGCTGATGGTGAGAATATATTATTATCAACACCTAGAGGCACAACATGCACATCTTCATCTTTAAATTTTGTATTTTGTAAGATAATCTGTTTAGCCCATTTAGAGCAGACAAATATTTTATTGCAATGATGAAGACTTGATATTTCTTTTGCGTTAAAATGAGTAAGCTCAAAGATTGGAAAGCCTATAAACCTACCATTACCTACCCTAGTGGTCAAATCATTTTGATGCCAGATTTTAACACAGGGTCTATCAATAAGACATCTTTCTTGATTTGATATTGCCGCATAAAGTTCTTCGCTTTCAAAATCTTGCGGCTGAGAAATGGGATAGAGGGATACAGAGTTATCTATCTTGTATAATTCTTTAAGTATATTGTATCCCGCTACCCCGTAACCCAAAGTATTTATGGGTGCAATCAAATTTATCATTCAAAGTTTCCTAAGTTATAGTCTAATAATACAGCGCTGGATGAAGACATGAACACAACATTTAATTGTATGACTTACTGAATCCAGCTAATTGTATTATAGATTATACTACCAGAATTTGCAAGACCAATATCTAGCTTTCCATCTTGGTCCGGGATTTGTGTCGCACTTATGGCGAGCGCGAAAACTTTTACGTCTTGCGGGATCGTCTTTTTTAATTTCCATGTTAGGATCTCCAAAGTTTACTTTAACAACGTTCCCCTTGTCATTTTTCACGTAAACAGATCTTTTCTTTGGGCCGTCTGGGGTTCTGAAAGGTTTTCCGAGTTTTACTTTTCTACCTTGATACTCTGCTGCGTCACCTTTCTTTTTGTCTTTACGCAACAGTTCAAAATCTTCTTTACTGATCTTGCCATCTTTATTTTTATCAAGAGCCTTCTTTTGCTCTGGAGACATTTCAGCTTTAGATTTTTTTCTAGGATGACCTTTTGGTAATAGATCATTATCTTGTGTGTAACCTGAGTTGGAAGGTCTTCCTGTTCTAAGTAGTGTTAGAAAGGCGTTTACTCTAGCTATAGCCCAACCATGACGGCTCATTTTTGGAGCGTGACTTGTTGAGAAAGCGCCAGCGCCGCGACGATAAACAGCCTTGAGCATACCAAGAGTAGCCTTTGATCCTTTACCTTTTGCATTATGGTCGGCAGCTTTCTTGGATAGTTGTGCAGTAACCTCTTTGCTAAAGGTGATTTTACCACTGGGATTCTTAGCGCTATCTGGCTTATTCTTTTTAGATCCTCTTTTCTGATCTTTTTTAGGAGCAGGAGTTCTTCTTGGATCTTTTGGCCCCGGCTTGTCTGCTTCTGCGTGGTCGGCATAGCACTCATGCTCAGACTGCGCTCTTTTTAATTGTTCTTGAGTTGGTCTGCCTTCCTTTTCAGTGCGGGCGGGTTTGTAGTTTTTACCTTCTCTTTCTTTTTTTCTGCGAATATTTTCCCAAAGTCCGGGTCTTGCGGTGGCAATGTCCCAATCTTCTTCTTGTTCTCCTGCTACAGCCTCATATTCATCTTCTGAGGGTACGTAGAAATTTTCTTCTGACAACTCTTCTGTATATCCAAACTCTTCTACGT